ATCAAACCTACACACAGTACGATTCGGAGACTGAACATATTTCACCACGTCGCGGGTTATTGTTTTGTAGATGACCTTACCCGCTTCGTTAGCAGTCGCGGCCTTTTCCTCTACAGGCTTAATGGCATTCTCGGCCTTCTCTCTCTTCTTCGCAGCCTGAGCATTGATGTGATCAGCGTGGGAACTCCATCCCATACGCCATGAAATGGCACAGGACATTAGCAGGATTGCTATTGCGATGATAACGGCGGTTAAGCGACTCATCTTTGCTCCCATAAACACACTTCACGCTCAATTTCCCTCCGGGTAATAAGTCCTTTCCACTGCTTACCTTTGGCATAGGTCCAGCGGCGCAGCTGATCACACGCACCTTTCTGGTCACCCTGGTTGATTTTGCGAAGCAGAGTAGAGGTCTGGAAGTTCCCGGCTCCGACGTTATAGGCGAATGAGTACAGAGCCCCACGCATTGTTTCTGGGATCGGTTTTTTGATGTAAGGGTTGATCTGCCAGGCGACGGTATTCAGGTCTTTATTTAGTAGCGCCCGACACTCTGCCTCGGTATAGGTTTTGCCGAGCATGATGTCTTTACCTGCGTGGCCGTAGCAAACCGTCCAGACACCTACCACATCCTGATAAGGGGAGTATCGCACTCCCTCAAGCCCATCATTACCCATCGGGCCAGTGATGAGTGCAGAGGCAATCGCCAGGGCCCCGCCGCCCACCGCCGCAAGAACAGTTTTACGTAGTGTCGGAGACATTATTCACCTCGAGCAGCTTTTCGCCGGTCTTCTTTAATTTTGAAGTACAGATTCGTCAGGTATGTCAGCAAGCCAAATACCAGACTTCCCAGAACACCAATAGCGGCCCACTGGGATGGGGATACTTTGTCGAGCAATTGCAACATCCAGAACCCCGCGTTACCTGCGGACGTTCCGTAGGCAATACCTGTTGTTAGCTTGTCCATTCGATACATACTCCACCTCCGGGTTAACGGGGTGCTTTGTGTTTGATAAGGTTCAGGACCGGCAGGAGGAAATCTTATCAATGATGATTCCAGGTACCTGAAAATGAAAAAACCACCCTGAATAGGTGGCTAGATAATTCAACGCGAGCTATGTGCCCGGGGATAGTGTATTGTTGCGGACCATTCATTAGGAAATATCATATGCAACAACGCAAAAACTCAAAAAACAATCGCAACTACCTCATCAAATGTACCTGCCCTAGCTGCACCAACCAATCAGAACATAGTTACACCCGAGTCCAGAAAGGCTCTGCGCTGATGTGCCCTCACTGTAGTAAGATTTTCACTCAAGACAAACTTCCCACCGCTTAGGCTTTACATCATCATAATCTCTGGTAATGCATCCACTGCTGCGCTCGTATAGATTAGAGAAGTAAGCCCATTAGGCAATGCGGCCGATGAATACCTGTTAGACGGGTCTCGGCTTACTGGCAGAAAATTAACGTTCTGGCATCGGCAAGATAAAAGGCCTGCCGCAATGGAAGGCCTTTAGGGGGTTATGCAGTATGTGTGGTGCCGGGTGCCTCCCGGTAAGTCTGCCCCAGTCAACAGACCCGCGTGTGTGCTCAAAGAAAAAATTGACTGGTCGCCCCACCGCACAGGGGGATTCACCACACACCCACATTAGCTACACGATATGCGCCTGGTCAATTCAATGTAACCAGTAAAATACATCTTTCGGAAACTGTATAACCTAGCGGGCAATAATTAATCACTGCATATTTAATCATTACAAAAACAACAATAAATTTTCATATCTGTTATCAAATTAAGAAAAAAATACTGTTAGGAATTTTCTCACTTAACTCGCACACTACGCCTCACGCGAACCACAATATCCATAGTCTTTCAGAGGATAAGCTCACATGACAACCATAATGATGCTAGCGTTAGCTGTTGTTCTTCTTTTAGTTGCAGTGGGTTCACTGATGTCTTACATCAAAGAAAGACGCGGATATAAAAAAACTTTCAAAAAAAGATATTAACGGTTATCCACTTTTCAAGAAGCAGGGGTAGTGATACGTAAACATTCCCCCTGTTTTTTTGCTACCACCTTTGGGAACAAAGAACTGCCTTAATCTATAAGTGCTCTCGCTTGTGATGTTCAATTTACCGTTAAAGCGCTCAAGCTGTTGAGCTAAAACCGCAGTCTGGTGCGAATCTTGCGCGTATGAGATTAAACGTGAAGTACAGCACGCTGTAATCCAATTACCATGACCTGATTACTGATGTGAAAAGCCCAAGTAGTGCTTAGGCTAGATTATGAACAAAAAAAACCCGCTTAGAGAAGCGGGAAGAAAGTTGGCAACCAAGGCTGTAACGAAAGGAAGGTGCACCTAATAGTCCGAGCTACCGATTTACCAGGAAAGCCTTCTTTTTTTACCGTTACGTTCGTTAACCATAGCCTGACAGACAAAAAGAGCAAGGCTTTTGTCATTACAGTCACTATGTTAAGGCATTAGTGTGGTGCCGGGTGCCTCCCGGTGAGCATGCCCCAGTCGGCATGGCCCGCGCTGCATTTACAGGTTTCTGTAACTGACTGGTCGCCCCTCCGCATAGGGGGATTCACCACCTCGATAATTTATGATGCAAACATTCAAAGTGTCAATATCTGACCATACCGCCAGCGCCTCTGCCATAATATAAGCCAACAACGCCCACTTAAATTGTATGCATTCTAATACTTAAAGCTATTGCGAAGCCCTGACTCAATGTAGCACTCACTGATATCAGGTAAATACGAGGTAAGTAAAATGCTATCTACTGATAACCAAAGAATTTCAGAGATTTTTGAACGTTTGGCAGAAATAGCAGCTAAAACTGCTGAATTAACAAGCAACCCTAATCTATCCCCTGCTCAAAAGCAGGCAGCATGTGACAGTTACTTTAGCGAACATGATCAGTTAACAACCGAAGCCCTAGAGATCTTCAAAAAAATCACTAAAAATCCTCAGTGAATGCTGAAGCATGTGAGATTGCGTATGCAATACGACGATATGACAGGGGTATTGATGCAGCGCATCTCGCGAATACCCCTGTCGTATCGCCGGAAAGCAAAAACCCCGCACGGGCGGGGTTTTCGTTATATTCAGATTGTCGCTTTTTGTCGCTGCCGAGTGGCGCAGCTCTGCCAAGCATGAAGGAATTATCTAACTTTCTGGCCCATTTTCAATACCAAAAAGGCAACATAGCACTTTTTGCTAATTCTCATGAATCTCCTTATGAACAGAAAGGAAAGCTTTTGCTCTGAATATTTCAAGACACCAGCGCACTCTTTTCCGGGCCTCACTGTCTGTTAACCATGGCGCCACCAGCTGTATTTCCCGTGTTATGTCTGAGATTTTTTTGCGGGTGGTGTAATAGTTAACGCCAACGAGATAAACAGGATCACCCGTTTCAAATATCGCCAGTACACATCGTTCAACAAATTCAACATCATCTTCAGTGATCGCAGCGTCAATGGCGACAGTTGCAGGTTTTGGCCACAAAATGGCATGCGCCCTGCTTAGTGCCTGCCGCCCGCGATAGCCTTCACTCCTTGCCTGCTCGATTGCTGCCGTAAAGCGCTCTAATGCTCTATCTGACCAGTGATCACCCTTCATACCTCGCCAGCATGAATGTCCTGATGGTTTGCGCGGGGCCGCACCTCCTCTCATACCTTCTCCCCATACAGTAAGCAGAGATTTTATCCAGGCGGACTGAATGCCATTAAGGGGAGTGAATCGGCCCAGCCAGCTTTTGCGCGGGGCCGCGGCCACTTTTTCTAATCCTGCACGGTGTAGACGGCGTTGACGTGGTGTCATTCTGTTCTTCTCCTTACTACGCCAGAACGCCGAGCGCGTATGCCCGGTCCAGCAATTTAATAATCAATACCGGCTGGGTGCCGTATTCACGCTCAAAAGCGGCAGGGTCATGGTGCAAAGCACGGTGGTGCTTGCGGCATAATGGGATCGTAAAAATATCGTGGGCCTTGGTGCCTACGCCGCCCTGCCCCCAGCCAATAAGATGGTGTGCATCATCTGCAGGCTGCCCGCAGCACATACACGGCTGTGTTTTAACCCATGAGATAAAGTCAGCTGATAACCATCGGCTCCGCTTAGGTCTCGCGAATAGTGTCGCCGGAGCAACAGGATCGACGTTCACAGGAACCAGAGGTTTGCCCGGCGTTGTTATTGCCGTTGACTTGATTGCTTTTTCAAGACGGGGAGAAAGAATACTGGTGGCCGGTACCGACGGAACAATCTCACTCTCCCTGTAAACCGATTTAATGCCATCGTCTTTAATACGCAGGGATCGGCGCGCCATTTCTTCTGTAATTTCATCGCCAATCCCGGCGCCTACCGCCCACCAGCATAGCTCCGCCAGTGACAATGAGCGCTGAGCGTCCAGCCCAAGCGCGATGCGGGCAGTGTCGATTACCCAGTCAGCGTTATTAACACCTACCAGTTGATCGAGGGTTTGTTCTGTTTGGTTTTTCAGCTCATTATCACAGTGCCAGCATGCGATTATTACACCCGTCGAATGGCGAAGCGGGACGAGCTCACGGTGATGGTAATCGGAATGTGTCCACTGACAGTTTTTAACCTGCCGGCGCAACCATGACTCGAGGGCACTAACCCCACCAGCTGCAGTGATAACTGCCTTCTTCATGAAAAAAGGTCTGATCCCCATATCATCCCGCAACGGCTGCCGGGCATCAGGAAGACGTCCACTGGGTATCTTTTTCATGCTTGCTGGCGGTATTTCAACAAGAACTCGGCCAGCACCGAATAACGGCATTAATTCACTACCCGGCTTAAGCAGCACAATTCCAAGATGGCGTGCAATATCCACGTTAAGCAAAGCTCGCATCAGTCCCTCCACATCTTCTGTATGTAGGTCCTGTCAATCCGTGGCGTCTTCTTCGATTCCGGCAACAGCACGCGGATCTCCCACGATGCAAAGTCTCTGGATAAGCTCTTCTCAACCACACAGTTATTTTTACGGTATCGCTCCACCAGCTCTGTAGCCTCAGCCTCTGACAGTTGCTCGTGTAAAAACCAACTTTTCTTCATGGCTGATCACCGAACAGTCGCAAAAACTCAATCGCTCTTTCACGCGCACCGGGTTCTTCAGCGATCATTTCCTGCAGCAGCTGCACGGCGAGCATAGGCTCCTTACGCCCGACGATGGAAATTCCTCTGGAGACACGGCGAGAGAGTTTTATAAAATTTTTTCTCTCTAACGCACGCAGATGCAACAGGACAGCATTAGACGAGCTAACGCCGAGCATATCGGCCAGCTCAGATAGCGTAGGTGGGTAGCCATGCTGATTGATGTAGGCCACCAGCAGATCGAAAACTTCCTGCTGTCGAAAAGTGAGTTTCGAAGACGAGAGTAAACCGGCGCTCGTTGAAGGAGCACCAGTCTGATGGGATTTTGATACTTCGGTTGTTTGCGTCATGGCTTCTCTCCGTGACGCAGCAGGTATAGGTTGTTCAGGCCTATGGGGCTATCATAACA